AATCCGGGCGGAGCGGGAGACAAGCTCTTCCCCTTCTTTATCAAAAAGAGTGACCTCGGAGGCGGAGGCAAAAGGGTACCGCCAACTATGCGTGATAACTACCCGATAACCACGCCAAAAGAATTCCCCAGTAAAATTCAAGCCATCACCTTGACAACATGAAAGAGAATATTCAAGCTTCGGATTCCCTTTTATATGCTCCTCTTCCAGTAAAGCATTACAGCTTTCAGTCAGATCATCCGCCAACCACGGATAATCTTCGTGCTCATACCAGTTAGCAATGGCTTCATCCTTAGCTTCCTGGCTTAATTCTTTAAAGCGGTATACCTCATAAACTACTTTGACTTTTTTCATAGCTTGCGCCCTCCTTTATACTGCTTCTATTAACATCCAGCGTTCCTTGCCCGGATGTATTATTAATGTAGTAACTTTTTTAAAGCTCTTCCGGCATAGCGCGATCATTTTCCGGGCTCTTGTCATTCTTCGGTGTAATTCTTGCGCCCGTTGTTTCTGTGTAAACCGGGTATACTCGGGCGCAATGGGTGTTAAAATTATTCTTGCAGTCATTTTACCCCTCCTTTTAATAGCTGTATCTTTTTGGAAACCTCCCGGTTGTTACCCAAACCAAAAGTTCTTGTTTAGTTAATACCCGGCCGCATACTGAATCACATTCAATAAAGCGCTGGTCGATTACCGCTTCACGGCTTTTGTCCGGCTGGTCGCTTGGACTACTCGGATAGAGTAATATCTTTTTTGTTTTGGCATTTTCTTCCCCTCCTTATAGGTTATTTGCCCCAATCCTATCCGTTTAATATATAAACCCTAACCGTTCGATATCTTTCCTAAACTCCCGCATTAGCTCAGTTTTCCTATACGCAAGCCACTCAATAAGCTGTTTTTTTGTAGCCTTTTCTATATCAAATTCTTCATCTTCTTTAACCGCTCCATAAATACAAGTAGACTTTAGGTTCTCAATATTGCGTGCGTCTTTGTATTCGGTAAACCCGGCCCAATAAAGCGAATTTTCAACATAATACATTGGTCCGTCTGTACTAACTAAATGCCACTTTAAAAATGGTACTAACTCCGGGTAATGCCGGGCAATTTCGTCATGGAGGCATCCTCCGGCTATCCAAACAGGTTGACCTTTATCCAAAACAAACATTTCCCCGGTAATCGCAAAACGATTATGATTATTGTGGCAAGAATCGTCATACCTTACATTGACATCAATACGGTATTTTTGATTGCCGCTATGATAAAAAACTCGGCCAACAATGCGCTGCTGTGGACTGATAATACTTTTCTTTTGCCTTATCTGCTCAATTGTTGAAGTATGGTTTGTTTTAATCATTTTCTCCATCCTTTCTGCCTTCCGGCGATTATCTGATTTCAATCTCTGCCTTCACCATTTCAAGGGCTCGATCAACACATTCTGAAGAAATCAGGCGTTTCATTTGTCCGAGAGTATCACGCATCCGGAAAAGGTCCGGGAGTGATAGCTTAGATACCTGATCCTGCATTTCTTGGTCATCCATTTTTCTTTCCTCCTTGCGGATTCTCCCGGCGTCCGCTTGCGCCGTGTAGGGTTAGTCCCTGCGTTGATGTTGATTAATATTATCATAAGTGCGGTTGTTTGTCAAGAGAAATCTTTTGTTTCTTTGTGGTATTAGTGATATGTGTATTATTGTATTCTATTGAAGAAGTCTTGCTCTTTCGTTTAATTATCTATATACTTCCAGAAATAAATCAAAGTAATATTGAATAATGTGTATTATGTGCCCGCGCGTATAGTATTTCCCACACGTATAGAGAAAAAACAGCGAATGCATATGGCTTCTTCAACATTATCAACATTCAACAATAAAACGCGCAGCCTTTCCAATAATATCACATAACACATATAACTCATATAACTCCAATATCTCAAGCACTCCGTTGTGCCTGTGCGTTGAGCACCTCCGCTGTGCCTGTGCGGGCCCCTGTATCCTTGACGCCCTGCAATACTCCGAGAATTTGAATCGCCCGTATAGGTTGTTGTACATTAATGAATTTGCTTTTGAGTTTAACCACCCCCCGGGGTCAGGAAAGACCATATAGGCATCCTTCAGGGGTGTCAGTGTCTGAGGGGAAGCCACCCTTACGCACAGATAAAATTTAATTTTTTCCGAAATCCTATAACTCACAGAAATCATTTTCCTGCCCGCACAGAAAATATTTTTTATTTTTCTTGACAAAAAAGATTTTGTGTGGTAGCATTTCACCATAAAGATGGTAAGGCCTATCGGATGCCGGAGAATTCCGAAAATGAAAGGGTGGTGTAAGAATGGCTCAAAAGAAAAATAATTTTGAAAAAGGAGTAAAGTTAGTTTGTCACGGCCAGTATTATTATAAAGACTCTGTGAACAAAGGGGTCAAGGAATTTTCACAGGAAGTCTTTTCTCCGTCGCTGGAAATGTTCCGCGAACACGCTAAGAAATATATCGGCACCGACGATAAGGGTAATCAGAAATTTGAAGACCGTTCTTTCATCAATGTCCGCGGGCAGTTAAAACGGCGTTTGCTTCCGGTATTACTAAAAAAGAAATTTCCGGATTTCGCCCGGGTGCGGTTTGTGGTGATTGATGAAATTATTAGTTTGGATGGTAGTGAATTGGATCTTCCTATCACTCTGCGTTCCAAGAAACAGCTTGCGTTTCAAATCACTAAAGAAGGAATGCCGCTGAGTGTCGATGATTATGTTGACATTGATGACCTGCGTTCTGATATGTTGGAATATGTTCAGGACCCGGAAGCATTTCTCCGTAATAAAACCAAGAGAGATAAACGCCGGAATGAAGAACGCGAGTTTATGCGGATGAATAATCTCCAAGAAGGTGAGCTTCCTAAGAAACGGGAACCGTCGGCTGCTTCGACTGCGGCAGGAATTGACGGCCTGTAAGGAGGTTCAGATGGATGGAGAGTTGACCTATCCGGCAGGGAAACACGTGGCTATTGGTCCAGATGGAGTAGTGATACCTACTGGTACCCGGGGGCTTTCTCCTTCCGAGATTACTCAGCAGATAAAAGAAGCTGTGGGGTTGCCCTATCTTGGAAGAGAAGCTGACAAGATTGGGATGACTTTGCTTGAGGCTGCGCTGTATTCAGCAGCTAAGAAGGCCGCCGATGGTGATGTGGACGCCCTGACAAAGCTTCTTGATCGCCTGATGGGTAAACCGGTACAGCAGGTTGTACAGGCTACGGGAACACTCCGGGAGTTTTTGGACCACATTGCCCGCGCGGAGCCGATAGAGGCGGAGGTAGTTGATCCGATTGATCAATTATGAGAGAAGCGCTCACACATCAGCAGGAAGTAGTCTTGAGGAAACTCGCTAATGTGCTGCCATTTTATTCCCAGCATTGCTTGAAGATAGTGGATAAGGCTGGTTTAATCCGGCCGTTAGTATTGAATAAGGCTCAGTTGTACATCCACGAGAAAGTGGAGGAGCAGAAACGCCGGACAGGGATGGTACGTGCGGTAATCTTGAAAGGGCGGCAGCAGGGATGTACGACTTATATTCAGGCCCGGTTCTTTCATCGGACGAACTTCACCGGAAATCTTTCGGCGTATGTACTTGCCCACCAAGTAGAAAGTACAATTAAAATTTTTAGTATGACACAGAAGTTCCGGGTGAACTTGCCTACTGATCTTCAGCAGCCGCTGGAGAAAGATACTGAACGGGCGATGAGTATGTCAAATGGTTCCGGGTACTCTGTTGGTACCGCTGGGTCGGCTCAGATTGGGCGTGGGATGACGGTGCAGCTTTTCCACGGCTCGGAGGTTGCTTTTTATGAGAATGCTGATCAGCTTTCGACCGGGTTGATGCAGACAGTTGCGGATGTTGCGGGGACAGAATTAATTTTTGAGAGTACGGCTAATGGTCCGGGTAACTTCTTTTATGATCTTGTTATGGGGGCTATCGCCGGGACTAATGGGTTTATGTTAATTTTTATTCCGTGGTATTGGCAGGATGAGTATAAAGACCCGGTTCCGTTGTTAGAAAAAGATCTTGATGATAAGGAGCAGAAGTATTGGGAGGCGTATAAAAGTGATGGGTTGACGTTGTATCATCTTGCTTGGCGGCGCAGGAAGATTGCGTCGTTTGGCGGGCAAGAATGGAAGTTTATTCAGGAATATCCGTTTAACCCAGAAGAAGCTTTTGTAAAAGCAGAGGGACGGTTTTTTGATCTTGCTCGTGTGTATGTAGCCCGGGGAAAGAAAGTAGAGCCAGATCCGACTGCCCCGTTAATTATTGGAATTGATCAGGGCCGGACGGGAGACTGGACGTCGATTGCTCGAAGGACTGGAAAAATTTTACATCCTTTTGAACGAATTCCAGCGGACGACGGATCAGAACGTGATATGCGTTTGGCTGGGCGGGTTGCAAAAATTATTGAGATTGAGAAACCGGATCTTGTTGTACTTGATGTAACTAATGAACACGGAGCGATGGACAGGTTGCACGAGTTAGGCTATTCAAAACGATTAGTAAAGGGCGTGCATTTTGGTGAAAAGGCAATAGATCCTACCCGGCACCGGAATATGCGGGTGCAAATGCACTGTGATTTTAGAGAGTGGTTTTTAGATCCGGATGTGTCTATTCCCGATGATGGCAAGTTTTTAGCTCAGATAGGGGCGATTCCACAAGAAAAAGAATCAAGCAACAATGTTCTGTATTTGGTTCCTAAAGATGATATTATAAAGCTGTTAAAATTTTCGCCAAATGATCTGGAGGCGGCCATTCTTACTTTTGCTTATCCAGTCAGGAAAAAAATTCCTCTTGACAAAATAGCGAAAAGTGGTAGTGTTGAAAGTACAATGAATTTTAAATCGACACTTAGAAGTTTCCGGAGGTAAAAATGAGTGATGATTTTTTAGAGATAATGACTTGGCCGTTTTCAGAATTTTTTATGGATAACGAAGAAGAGGCGGAGCCGGCTCCAGCTGATACTGGTGCTGTCGATACAATAGATAGCGTGGAACAACAGTCTACTTCTCGTAGATTAGCAAGACTATCTAAATATTTTACATCTCCGTCTGGTGTTCTCGATTCGCCAACCGGAAGCACAGGAGTTTTTTAATGACCGTAATAGAGGCGGATTTAAAAGAATTTTCTGCTGTTAAAACGCGCAGGGCTCCGTGGGAAAATCTTTGGGAGCTTATTGCTCGGTATATCTATCAGCGAAAACAGGGGTTTACTACTGTTTCTACTCCGGGTGCTTTTTACGAGCATCAAGATGTTTGTGATAATACCGCGGGCCAAGCTATGCACACCGCGGTTTCTGCTATTGACGGGGCCATTTGGAAAAATGGGGCCCGGACTTTTCGTGTTGTTAAACCCCGGCAAGCTCGCGACAGCCAAGAGATAAAAGATTTTTATAAAGAGATTAATGCTCGGGTAGTTGATCAAATGGAGCACGAGAAGGCTGCGTTTGGGACTGCTCGTTTGGAAGCTTTGGCTGAGGTTGTGTCTTTCGGTACTGACGCCATTGGAGTGTTTAAATCGAGACCGGGTGAGAAGCACAAAGTTGAATATCGCGCGCTTCCGTTGAAAAATTTGTATGTCGTTGAAGACGCCCGTGGCCGTGTGATTAAAGAGTTTTATGAGTTCGAGTTTAATGCTTTTCAGTTAAAAGATGAGTACGGTGAAGCGGCCCTTACTGATAAAGTGAAAAAACTGCTCGAGAAAGATGATTACGAAACCAAGCTAAAAGTTCTTTGGGTTGTTAAACCTCGGGCTGATGTGAAGGACAATACTTTAGGCTCTGAAAAATATTCCTACGAATCGGTTCATATTCTTGAAGATGAAAAGATGGTTATTCGGAGAGCCGGATTTAATGGGAACCCAATTATTGTTAGTCGCCTGTATAAAAATGAGGGGGAAGAATACGGCCGGGGGATGGGGACGAATGCTCTTTCTCCGACTATCGAGCTTAATGGTGTAGTAGAGCTTCTTACTCAAGGCGGCGAATTAACAGTTTTTCCTTCGTGGTATGTCTTAGATGATGGGACTTTTGGCAATGGAACGATTGATCGTTCTGCGGGGAAAGTTATCCCTATTGATGTAACGTCTTCTAAGATTACTGGAATGGCGCCTATTGGCCCGATTGGCAATGTGGGTTCTTTAACGCCATTGGTGAGTTTAATCGAGTGGCTTACAACCGAAATTAATGCGCATTTTCTTGTTGATAAACTTACGGATTTGAATAACAAAACCCGAATGACTTTGGGCGAGGCTCAAATTCGCAATGAGTTAAGTTCAGATTTGAAAGGTGCTATTTTTGGCCGTCAGATAGATGAAAAACTTATTCCAGTTATTCGAAGAACACTTAGTATTTTAGAAGAAGAGGGGGAACTTGGGGTTGAATCAGGGACACCAGAATATATTAAATTAGTGGTGAACGGCCGAAAGCCTTTGGAAATCCCGGATGAATTATTAGAGTTACGTGATGCTGGGGTTGAGATATACCCGATTGAGTTTGTTTCTCCAGCTGCACGTATTCTTCGGTCGGAAGAAGTTAGAGGATTGATTTCGCTTTGGCAATTTGCGGCAGGTTTCTCCGGGGTAAAGCCGGAGTTGTTGCTTTGGTTAGACGACGAAGCAACGATGCCGTTAGTTCGGGATCTTTATGGCGCTCCGGATAACGCAATTGTTTCGAAGGAGAAGTTTTTAGAGAGATTAAAGTCGTATAATGATGCTCAATCAATGCGGTCTCAGTTACAGGCAGCACAGGTAGGCGCAGATGTTGAAGCTAAGAAAGCATCTGCTAATCAACAAAATGCCCAAGCCCAAGCCACTACTGGCGGGATGAATGGGATGGTTAACAATGGAGCTCTCGGTTACCCCGAGATGGTAATGTAAAATGGAAGATAAAATAGGTCAGCAGTCTCCTGAAGAAGTTGCGAGACAGGCGGCAGAAACACAGAAGAAGATCGAGGCAAAAAGGAAAAAAGCAGAAGCATATAAAACAGCAGTCAACAGCGCGCCGACTGATGCTAATGTTCGTTTGCTTTTGCAGATGTTGAGAGAGCTTTGCAGCTATGACGCGCCGGTTCAGGTTGTGGGGACTAATGGAGAAATACAAATTAGCTCCACAGTTTTTAATGTAGGACGAGAAGCGGTTTATCACGATATACGGAAAATGATGTCCGTAGAGACTAAAAACGCTGTTGAAAGGAGCGAATAATGTTCGGATTATTGGATGGGTTAAAATTATTTTTTCCGTTTGTGTCTTTTATGATGTTTGACGGTGATCCGGCTCCTGCGGCTATTACCGTTGAAAGTTTAGGTGCGGTACAGGGAGATGCTTTCCGCGCTCTTTTACCCGCGGATATTCAGGCAAAGCCCTATGCGAAAGAAATTAATAATTTTAGCGATTTGGCTAAAAAACTTGATGGTGCTACGGCTTTATTAGGCCAGAGGGTTCTACCGGACGCGAATACCCCGGATGATAAGTGGGGTGAGTTCCATTCTAAATTTCGTCCGGAGACGCCGGAGAAATATGAAGTCGGCACAGTTGAGGGGGTGGCCCCGGAGTATGTTCAAAAAGCTGGGCCAATTATAAAGATTGTACAGAATCTTTTGCATAAAGCTGGAGCCAGTCCGTTTCAAGCAAAACAAATCCTTCCCGGGATTTTGAAAGAACTCTTTACCGCGGAAACAAAACATTCGCAGTTAAGAGATCAGTCTTTCGCTAAACTCGCAGGTGATTTGTTTGGTGATAAGAAAGATGCAGTTATCCAAAATGGCAAAACATTTTTGGCTGCACATTTGCCAGAAAATATTCGTCCGTTGTTAGAATCGTTTGATGAAAAGCAGTTGACCGTCGTTTTAGCCGCGACAGATGCTTTGGCTAAGAAATTCACAGGTGAAGATCCTTTTCGTGGTTCCGGTGGAGGCGGAGGTGGTGGACAAGAAACTAAAGAAACATTGGTTGCCCAGATGCAGGAAATAATGAAAAACCCGGTGTATAGTGATCCCTTTAAGGATCGGGTTAAACATAAAGAATTGAATGATAAAATGGAGGTTATTCGTGGCAAGTTGAAAACCCTTCAAGGTGCTGGGTAAAAAAGTTCTTGACAAGAAAATCTTTTTATGTTAGTGTTCTTTTGTCAGTGACATTTTAGTAATCGTCCGGGAAATAAAGCCGGGGATCGATGAAAAAATAACTGGCGTACTCAAGCGGGAAACGTCCGGGAAACAAAGCCGGGGATCGTAACTCGTAAGGGCGGTGAAATTTAATTAACTAAGGAGGAAGTTATGAGTTATGATACAGTTCAGATAACGGAGTTCAATGCCGCGCTCGATGTTCAAGAGCAGCAGATGACTTCCCGCCTTTTGCCCTACGCAGTTAGGAGACCCGTTTCTGGCGATGATTTCGCGTATGATGGGTTAACTGAAGTTCAGGCGTACCACGCAAATGGGCGCAATCCGGATATTCAGCCGGTGGAAGCGCAGTTTACTCGCAGAAAGATGTCGAGAGACCGCGTAGTTGTGACCTTATTGGTTGACAATAAGGATATCCGTGGAATGTTAACGGATCCTCAGAGCGAGCTTGCCAGTTTGTGCATTGCTGCTGTTGAGAGGGAAACTGATCGCGTTATTTATGATGCGCTGTTCGCCACAGTTTATACAGGCCGAAATTTTGCGACGAGTGTTTCGTATTCGTCCGATGGAGTAACCAGTGTGGATGCGACTGCCGGGTTTACCTACGAGAAATTGTTGGAAATCCGCCAGAATTTTATCGATGCCGAAGTTGGCAATCAGGGTCAGGTTGCGATTGCCATAGGTATTTCCGGTGACGAGCATACTGATTTGATGAGTGAAATTGAGCTCACAAGCGGAGACTATACGTCTCAGTATGTAATCGCAAAAGGTATAATCACTAACGCTATGGGTATGGATTTAGTTGCCTTTGGCGCGGGTTCAAATATTACCGATCCGATTCTTGAGACGGTTTCGGGGGAGAGAATTTCTTTTGCTCTTTCTGCCCGTGGAGTAGCTTTAGGTATTTCTCTTGAAAGAAAGGTAGAGGTTAAGGACTACCCGACTAAGATTGAAACCAGTATCATCAACGTAATTAAGGAACTTGGCGCCGTGCGTACTGCCGGTGTAAGAGTTCAGAGATTACGTTTAACCCCGTAAGGAGAAAGGAGACAAAATGGCTGCTTATAATGATATGGTAACACAAAATGCGTCCGATAAGAAAGCTGATGTAGATATCTCCGCTCGTTCTGTCGGGGCTCCGGTGAAAAAGCTGTTCTTCTCTTTTGAGAAGGCTGCGGGGGATATCAATGCGTCGATTTGGCGTATTGGCCGTATATCGCCTTTCGCCAAGATCGTGGGCATTAAAATTGCTTGCGATGCGATATCCAGTCTTACTGATTTGGATATTGGGTTCTATAAGCCGTTGAGTATTGACGGGAATGTGATTAGTAAAGACTGTTTAAAAAATGGTCTTAATCCTTCGTCCGGTATTTCTACGTTGACTGAGGAATATGCTCCGGATCCGGCGGATGTCGGGAAAGAAGCATATTTAATCGCGGGGGTTACAGCGGCGAATGCCCGGAAGTATGGGGCTTTTGACGTAGCATTAACCGGGAATACCGCCGGTACTGATGCAGGTACTATTGCAGGTATTCTTGAGTATGTAGAATAAGAAAGAGAGGGATAGGTTATGGGCGCTCCAGTTTCAGCTGAAGAAGTTTGTAACCTATCCCTCGATTTATTAAGGCATAGTATTCTTGTAACAAGTTTAGAAACGCCGATTACGGATGAAGAAGGACTTGGGGCGCGTTGGTATGACGCTTTACGCCGTGCGGTTCTTCGAATGTTCCCGTGGAATTTTGCCCGCAAACGAACCACTCTTTCCCGTGTCACTACCGCTCCTGAATTTGAATATGAAGACGCGTACCAGCTTCCTAATGATTATGTAGGTTATGTTTTTGTTGGGGATGATCCGATTAATAATCCCATTACTGATTTTTTAATTGAGGGGGATAAACTCTTGATTAATAATAGTGGAGCTGCGTCTCTTGATTTTTGTTATATTTATGATATTAAAGACGTTGTTAAGTTTGATCCAATTTTTCTGATGCTGCTTGTGGCCGAATTGGCGTTGATGTTTGGTAATTCTCTTACAGGGTTGAATAAAAGTACGGCGGGTATGGAAAAATTCCGTGATCGTTGGGAAGCTAAAGCGCGGGCTAAAAATGGCCACGAAAATCCGCCTCGAGTAAGATTTACCAGTCCACTTAAAACATTGCGGCATAGCGGCCGCAGTGCTTCGTCTTTTGATGGCCAGCATCTTTTATCTTAATGGGAATAAACTTTTATCAAAATAATTTTTCGTCAGGGGAACTTTCGCCCGGGGTTTGGGGGAGAGTTGATAGGCCTTTTTATAAGAATGGATTGGAGATTTGCTGCAATTTCATTCCTTTGCTAACTGGTGGGTGTAGGTTTTCCCCGGGTACTGAGTTTAGTGTCCATACACGTTTAAATCGTGCTGCTTGGGGCATTCCTTTTCGTTTTAATATCGATCAAGCGTATTCATTAGAATTTACTGATTATAAAATTCGTATCCACCACGATGGTGGGGTCTCTTTGGAGACGGCTAAAAATATTACAGGTCTAACAGCGGCCAGCCCGGGGGTTTTTACAAGTAATGCCCACGGGTTTGCTTCTGGGGATGAGATATATCTTGATGGTTTAGTTGGGCCTACTACTTTAAATAAACAGTTTTATTTAGTAGTGTATATTAATGCGGATACCTTTTCACTGACAGATATTGACGGAAATGCAATTAACACCGCGGCTTTAACCGCGTATTCGGCTGGTGGTACCGCGGCTCGGGTGTATGAGATTACTTCTCCATACACAGCTGCGGAAAGTGAGCATATTAAATTTTGTGGGACTGCGGATATAATGTATCTTTTTCATCCTGACCACGAACCCCGGATTCTTATTAGGGCTGGGGCCACATCTTGGTCCATCGCTACCTATACCCGGTATTCATCGCAATGGACAATTTCAGGAATCACTAAAGCTAATCCCGGGGTGATTACGACTACGGCGGATCACGGATTAGTGACGGGCGATCGAATTTACCTATCTCAAATTGTTGGGATGACTGAGCTAAATCAAACTGAGTTCTTGGTTGAGTATATCAGTGCAACTACATTTTCGTTAAAAACATTGGCTGGGGCTGCGGTTGATACGAGTGCCTATACCACGTATACATCTGGGGGCAAGGTCGCTATTGTCCGGGAAGCGGGGTTGTCTATCACTGGGGTAACAAAAGCTAATCCGGGGGTAGTAACTATCGCAGGTCACGGATTATTAACTGGTGATAAAATTTACATTGATAGTATTGTCGGGATGACTGAGCTGAATAGCGGATTTTATTGGGTTAAAAAAATTGATGCTAATACTTTTTCTTTAACTGATGAAATTGGAACCGATCTTGATACTACATCATATACTACTTGGTCTTCGGGTGGTAAAGTTTATCTGATTCGTGGGCTGTTTACTAAAATTGGGGACTTTCCGGGAGCCGGTGGGTTTTATGGCGGCCGGATGGTCGTTGGTGGTACAGACAACGACCCGGATGTTTTTTGGCTTTCTCGCGGTCCGGATTCAAACACGGGTGAATCGCAGTATGATGATTTCTCGATTGGTACATTGGATGCGGATGGGATGGTTTTTGTCTTGTCGTCTCAAAATCTTCAAGCTCATCGAATTTATTGGTTTAGTAGTACTCCCGGGTTTATGGTTATAGGAGCCTCAAGTGGTGTGTATAAAGTTAACGGCGGGG